AGCGGTACACACCGAAGCTACGGCTACCGTGGTGGCGTACCGCACTCGCGTCAGAGCCTATCACTGCATTTCTGGCGGAACCGCCGGGGATGTTATTTTTCGTGATGGCGGCGCAGGCGGCACCATCTTGTTGCAGTTCAACATTGCAACGGGCACGCAACCAATCACGATGCCACTTCCCGGCCAAGGGATTTTGTTTCGTACGAACGTCCATGTGACGCTCCCAGCCAACGCAAAAATCACGGTGTTCTATGGCTAAGTCACCCGCATGGCAACGCAAAGAAGGCAAGTCCGAGAAGGGCGGCTTGAACGCGAAGGGACGCGCCTCGTACAACAAGGCCAACCCCGGCAAGCCCGGCCTGAAGGCTCCCCAGCCCGAGGGCGGCAAACGCCGCGACTCTTTTTGTGCCCGTATGGAAGGCATGAAAGAGAAGCTGACCGGAGAGAAGGCCAAGAAGGACCCGAACTCCCGCATCAACAAGAGCCTGCGGGCGTGGAAGTGCTGACATGGAGATGATGGTCTGGAACCTCGTGCTCACCGCCATTGTGGCCATGCTGGGGTTCGTTTTGAAGGAGAAGTTTGCCGAGATCAATCGTCTTGGCATTCTGCTCAACCGCACCCGCGAAGAAGTGGCTCGGGATCACATCACACGCTCGGAGTTCCGGGCCGACATGCAGCAGTTGCTCGACCGGTTTGACCGGCTGGAGCGCAAAATTGACAACCTGCGAGGCAGCAATGCCGTCCAGCAGTAAAAAGCAAGCGGACTTCATGCGTGCGGTAGCGCACAGCCCGGAGTTTGCCAAGAAAGCAGGCGTCCCACAATCCGTGGGCAAAGAGTTCTCCAACGCGGACAAGGGCCGCAAATTTTCAAAAGGTGGCGATATGGCAACGAAAATGAACCCAGCTTTCAAAGCAATGATCGAGAAGAAAAAAGCAGGCGCTAAAGCGGACATGCCGATGAAAAAAATGGCCAAAGGTGGCGTCACGCGTGCAGACGGTGTTGTGTCCAAGGGCCACACCAAGGGCAAGCAAATCACCATGGCCAACGGCGGCAAGTGCTGACATGATGGCCAGTCGCGGCATGGGGGCAGTGCTCCCTTCCAAGATGCCCAAAGGCGTGCGTAAAGCCCGCCGGGATGACACCGACTTCACGCAGTACGCTGAAGGCGGCAAAGTCAACGCGGCTGGCAACTACACCAAGCCCGGTATGCGCAAGCGTATCGTGAGCCAAGTCAAAGCTGCGGCAACGCAGGGCACCGGGGCAGGCCAGTGGTCAGCCCGCAAGGCCCAGCTCGTGGCCAAGAAGTACAAGGCCGCTGGCGGCGGGTACAAGGACTGATGTGAAAGCGCCCCAGCAATCCCTCAAAGACTGGGGCGACCAGAAGTGGCGCACCAAGAGCGGCAAACCGTCGTCTAAAACGGGGGAGCGCTATCTGCCGGAGAAGGCGATAAAATCGCTCAGCCCCGCAGAGTATGCGGCCACCACAAAAGCCAAACGCGCTGGCAAGGCGGCGGGCAAACAGTTTGTGGCTCAGCCCAAGACCATCGCCAAAAAGACAGCGAGCTTCAGATGACAACTTCCGGCACCTCTGCATTCAACCTCGACTTGACGGAAATCGTCGAGGAGGCGTTCGAGCGCGTGGGTTCGGAGATGCGCACGGGTTACGACCTGAAGACCGCCCGCCGGTCCTTGAACCTGATGTTTGCCGACTGGGCCAACCGTGGCGTCAACATGTGGACGTTCGAGCAAGGCTCCATCCCGTTGGTGGCAGGCACGGCGACGTACAACCTTCCGGCTGATACTGTGGACCTACTGGAGCATGTGATCCGCACGGGCGCGGGCAGCGCGTCGACGCAAGCGGACCTGACCATCACCCGGATCAGCGTCTCCACCTACGCCACGATCCCCAACAAGCTGCAGCAGGCCCGGCCCATTCAGGTCTGGATTGAGCGCCTAAACACCCCACGCATCACCGTCTGGCCAGTCCCCGACAACTCGCAGCCCTACACCTTCGTGTACTGGCGCATGAAGCGCATCCAAGACGCGGGCAACGGCGTCAACACAATGGACATGCCGTTCCGGTTTGTGCCCTGCATGGTGGCCGGACTGGCCTACTACTTGGCCCTGAAGGTGCCCGGGGGTGCGGAACGTCTGGGTATCCTGAAGCAACAGTACGACGAGGCTTGGCAACTGGCCTCCGACGAGGATCGTGAAAAGGCGTCTGTGCGGTTCGTGCCGCGTCAGATGTTCATCGGGAGCGGGACGTAATGGGTAATCGGTTTGCCAGCGCCAAGAACTCGATCGCCCAGTGCGATCGTTGTGGCTTTCGCTTCAAGCTGACCGCGCTGCGCACAGAGGTCATCAAGACCAAGAGGTACAACCTCATGGTGTGCGACACGTGCTGGGACCCGGACCACCCGCAGTTGTTGCTGGGCATGTACCCTGTTGACGACCCGCAAGCAGTGCGCAACCCGCGCCGGGACACCACGTACGTGACGGCCGGGCCGAACGCGGCGGGTAACCTGACCGGCGGCAGCCGCGATATTCAGTGGGGCTGGAACCCGGTTGGCGGGTCCCGGTTCTTTGACAACGAGTTGACGCCGAACTATTTGGCGTTGCGTGTGGAAGTTGGTACAGTAACGGTACAGATAGGAGTCTGACATGGACGCAAAAACCGCAGTGCGCAAGCACGAAGCAAACCTGCACCCCGGTGCAAAGCCCACCAAGCTGCGTGCTGGTGGCAAGACCAACAGCGACATGCTGAAGATGGGACGCAACTTGGCCAAAGTGGCCAACCAGAAGTCTCCCGGCCGCAAGGGGGGCTGATATGGCAACGTACAACCAACCCAAAGCGGCCAAGCCCGCTGTGCTGCCCAAGACCGGGGCCGTGAAAGCGATGCAAGACACCAACGTGTCCGTGGCCAGTAACCACAGTAACGAGTACCCCGGTGTCAAAACCAGCGGTATCAAAATTCGTGGCACTGGTGCAGCCACCAAAGGCACGATGGCCCGTGGGCCCATGGCGTGAGGACTGAATGAACTACACCCAGTTGAAGGCGGCAATCATCGCCTACACAGACAACCAAGACACCGCTTTTGAGGCGGAGGTTCCGTTGTTTGTGAAGCAGGCTGAGCAGCGCATCTTCAACATGGTGCAGTTCCCCTCGCTGCGCAAAAACGTGACCGGCTCAACCACCAGCGCCAACAAGTATCTGGCGTGCCCGGCTGACTTCCTGTCGGTGTACTCGATCGCGGTTGTGGACAACGCCACGGGCGCGTACGAGTACCTGCTCAACAAAGATGTCAACTTCATCCGACAGGCGTACCCCGTTCCATCTAGCGTGGGGTTCCCAAAGTACTACGCGCTGTTTGGTCCGCAGTCCAGTGACATCAACGAGCTGACGTTTATCTTGGGCCCCACACCAAACGCCACGTATGTGGTGGAGCTTCACTACTTCTTCTACCCCCCGTCAATTGTTGACGCGGGCACTTCGTGGCTGGGTGACAACCTTGACAGCGTGCTGCTGTACGGCGCGTTGGTTGAGGCATACACGTACATGAAGGGTGAGGCCGACATGATGGCGTTGTACGACGGCAAGTTCAAGGAAGCGCTTGGTTTGGCCAAGCGTCTGGGGGATGGGCTGGAGCGTTCGGACGCTTACAGAAGCGGCCAATTCCGCGTAGCGCCCCTACCTCAAAACAACGGGGTGACCTGATATGGCAATTCTTCAAACCGCAACCACGTCGTTCAAGGTCGAGCTGCCGCAAGGCATCCACAACTTTGGCCCCACATCGCCCGATACGTTCAAGATCGCGCTGTACACAGCGGCTGCCGACCTTGGCTACGCCACTGCGGCGTACACCACGACGGGCGAGGTCGTTGGCGCAGGCTACACGGCTGGCGGCAACACGTTGGTCATCACGGTAACTCCGGTGGCAGCCAACAACGGCAGTGGCACCCCAACGGCCTTTTTCAGCTTCGCCAACTCTTCTTGGACCAGCGCCACCTTTACGGCGCGCGCAGCCTTGATCTACAACAGCACCGAGGGCAATAAGTCCGTGGCTGTTCTGGACTTTGGCGCGGACAAGACCGTGAGCAACGACACCTTCCAAATCATTTTTCCAACTGCCGATGCCAACAGCGCCATTGTGCGCATCTCGTAAGGACATATCATGAGTACAGAACAAAGCAAAGCCCAAGACGTCCTGACCGCGTCGTCAATTTTGCGTCCTACCGGGGCCGACAGTGCTCGTGCCGGGGGCGTCTACTCCGTGGAGTGCCGCGACGCTTCGGGCAACCTGAAGTGGGCTGACACCTTCCACAACCTTGTGGTCAACGAAGGCCTACAGGACATGAACAGCAAGTACTTTGCTGGCTCTGGCTACACGGCCGCTTGGTTCTTGGGGCTCGTAACAGGCCCCGGCTCCGGCACAACCTTCGCCGCTGCTGATACGCTGGCCTCGCACGCAGGCTGGACAGAAAACACCAACTACACAGGCAACCGCAAGGCTGTCACGTTTGGCACGGCCACGACTGCTGACCCATCGGTGATCAGCAACTCTGCAGCACCTTCGGTGTTTACCATGAACGCCAGCGCGCAAACTATTGCAGGCGCGTTCCTATGCAGCGTCAACTCGGGCACTTCTGGCATTTTGTTTTCTGCTGGCGACTTTACCGGCGGCGACAAGATCGTGGACAGCGGTGACACTCTGAGCGTAACGTACCAGTTCTCGCTTGACGCAGCCTGATAAGGTAGCGTGGTGTTTGGTGATGTCACGTTTGCCCAAGCACCTTTTGCTTCTTTAGGGGGCAGGGCGGTGTTCGCTTCTTTGGCAGACACCGCAGCAGCCACAGATTTGGTAAGCACGGTCAGCACTCGCGGCGGTCTTGCATTTGAGGCAGCGGCTGCCGCAGAAACGCAGGCAGTCATTGCCGCGCTGTTGGCAACACAAAGCGAAACCGCTACGAGTTCTGAGACAGTGGCAGCCCGGACTGACACGGTTGCAACCGTTTCGGAGTTGGCAGCAGCGCTTGATGCTCCAGCAGCCTTGTCGGCGGTGTTTGCTGCAGTTGCTGAAGGTGCCTCCACCAGCGATGTGGTCTCTGCTTTGGCGGCGGCAATTGCGTCTATCAGCGAATCGGCAGTTGTTTTTTCTGAAGAGTTTTCCGCGAACAACTTTTTCGCCGCGCTAGTTGCCGAAGGGGCAACGGCTACTGACGCCTCTACTGCGGCCGGTAGCTTTTTGGCGGCGTTGGCAGAGCAGGCCAACGCGGCAGCGGTGTTCTCAAGCCAAGCGGCGGCAGTTGCAGCAATTACAGAAGCTGCGCAGGTCAACAGCACGTTCACAGCCACCTCCGCCACTTTTGCTTCAGTTGCAGAGCTGGTGACAGCGCTCGACCAGTCAAACGCATCTCGGGCCCTTATAGCGGCTGTTGCGGAGGCTGCTGCGGCGCTTGATTCAGCGGCTGCGCAAGTGCAGGCCATCGGGGTTATTTCAGAAGCCGCGTCTGCGGCAGACCTACTTTCCGTGCTGCGTGTCGCCAACGTCTCGGTGACAGGTGTGCAGCTGTTCATCTCGATTGGCGGGGCTTTGGTTTGGGCGGTCATTGATGACACGCAGAACCCCGATTGGCAAAATATTGTAAACACCCAAGGTAGTGGATGGACTGAGGTCAACGACGCTCAGTCTCCCGGCTGGACTCAACTACCGTCGTAAGGACTCAAAATGGCACTGGTACTCAAAGATCGCGTCAAGGAAACGACCACAACAACGGGCACTGGCACGGTGACGTTGGCTGGCGCAGCCGCAGGGTTCCAGTCGTTTGCTGCTGTTGGTGATGGCAACCAGACCTTCTACGCCATCGCGGACGCAACATCTGGCGATTGGGAGGTAGGTGTTGGAACCTATACAGCCTCGGGCACAACCCTGTCCCGGACCACGGTGGTGTCGTCCAGCAATGCTGGCTCGCTGGTGAACTTTGGCGCTGGCTCCAAGGACGTGTTTGTCACATACCCATCGTCGCGTGCGGTGTATCTGGACGCAGCGGGCTCTGCCGTCACAACGCTGGACATCGGGACTCTGGGCACCAGCACGGCCAACATCACTACGGCCAACATCACGGCGGGCACTGTCGCCACGGCCCCGGTCAACAACACGGACATTGTCAACAAAGAATACGCTGACGCCATTGCATCGGGCATTCACTTCCATGAAGCGGTGGCCTTGGCCACCACGGCCGCTCTGCCAGCAAACACGTACAACAACGGCACAGCCGGAGTTGGGGCAACGCTCACAGGCAATACCAACGGCGCTCTGTCGGTAGACTCGACCCTGACTATTGTTGCAGAACGGATACTGGTCAAGAACGAAGTGGCCGGAGCCAATAACGGCGTCTACGTTGTCACGCAGGTCGGTTCTGCTGGAACGCCATACATCCTGACCCGCTCAACAGACATGGATTCTGTTGGAACCGGGGTTGACCAGATTGACGAGGGTGACTTCTTCTTGGTGACCAGCGGCACGGCCAACGTCAACACTGCTTGGGTACAGCAGACACCACCTCCGATCACCATCGGCACAACCGCGATTGTGTTCCAGCAGTTCTCTGCGCCGATCACCTATACGGCAGGCACGGGCCTGAGCGAGTCACCTTCCTACACGTTCAACATCGACAACATCGGCACTGCGGGCACGTACGGCTCCGCGTCCTCTGTCCCGGTGATCACCACCAACGCACAGGGCCAAGTCACAGGTGTCACGCCCACGGCTATCGCCATCTCGGGCGCAGCGGTCTCGGGCAACATCTCTGGCCAAGCTGGCTCGGTGGCCAACGCACTGACGGCTGGGAGCTTCCTGACCTCTGGCGGCACGTTTGATGGCTCTGCAGCTCGCACCTTTGCCGTGGATGCCACGGACGCCAATACAGCATCCAAGGTTGTAGCGCGTGACGCCTCGGGCAACTTCAGCGCAGGGACCATCACGGCCACTTTGTCTGGCGCAGCAACGAGCGCGACCACAGCGACCAACCTTGCAGGTGGCGCGGCCAACCGGATCGCGTACCAGACCAGCGCGGGCATCTCGGCTTTCATCACCGCCCCAACAGCCTCCAACCAAGTCTTGAATTGGAACGGCTCTGCGTTCACATGGAGTGCTGGCACGATCTCGGGCGTGGCCTTGGGCAGCAACTTGAACACCCTGACGTTCGGCACCTACCTGACCGGCACGAGTTACAACGGCTCCGGCGCAGTCACGCTGGCCACAAACGCAACAAACACAAACACCGCTTCGACCATCGTTGCTCGGGATGCCTCCGGCAACTTTAGTGCAAACGTGATTACTGCGGCTTTGAGTGGCAACGCCACCACAGCCACCACAGCGGCCAACGTCAACAACGGCACGCTCACAATGAACGTGTCGGGCACGGGCCTGTCAGGTTCGCAGACTTTCACGGCCAACCAGTCCGCTGCCGCTACGTTCACCGTTACCAGCAACGCAACAAACACAAACACCGCCAATGCGATTGTTGCTCGGGATGGCTCGGGTAACTTCAGTGCTGGCACGATCACTGCTGCCTTGAATGGCAACGCATCGACAGCCACCACAGCGGCCAACGTCAACAACGGCACGCTTACAATGAACGTGTCGGGCACTGGCCTGTCGGGTTCACAGACTTTCGCTGCCAACCAAGCAGGGAATGCGACGTTCACCGTCACATCCAACGCGACAAGCGCCAACACCACCAACGCAATCGTGGCGCGTGACAGCAACGGCGACTTTCAGACAGGGAGCATAAACACCACGCGAGCCTTGACAGATGTCTCTGGCGGTAATGCTTCATTGCGAGTGGTCAGTCCCGGGGGAGCGGCTTTTTACACCAGCGGCGGTAACGGCGCAATTCAAATCCAGTTGCCTGCAGCGGCCACCAATTCAATGTTTCGGATGACCATCACCGTCTGGACATATGACGGACAGTCGTTTGACATTCGTTGCGGGGCGTACATCTACGGTGGCGGTATTGCAAACCAGTTTGCATACATGCTGACAGGCAGCCGCGCAGCGTTAAATACGCGGTGGGGTTGGGATGGTACTCGACACTCTTTCTTTATCGGAAACATCGGTGACTATTGGAATTTCCCGGTTGTCTCTGTCACAGACGTGCAGGCGGGCTACTCAAACTATGCGGCCAGCAATTGGCAATCAGGCTGGGTTGCGCAGCTAAACAACAGCAGTTACGGAACGGTGCTTGCTGGCCCCACCCTCACATCGCTGCTTGCAAGCACTGCGACCACCGCAACAAACTTGGCTGGCGGCAGCGCGGGCACAATCCCGTACCAATCGGCTGCGGGCACAACCGTACAGTTGGCAGCAGGTTCTTCTGGCCAGTTTTTGCGCTCCAACGGCGCTGCAGCGCCATCGTGGGTAGCAGCACCTAGCTCGCCGGTAGCTACGCCCTCAGTGCAGGGGATCGTGTACGCGAGGCAAGATACTTCGGCCGGATACCAAGCGTTCGGTTATCTGGCCATGGGTAGCATAACTTCGGGCCTGTTTAACACCGCTGTTGGCGCGCAAGCCTTGCGAGACACCACTACGGCCAGCGGTAGCACCGCTGTTGGGCACCAGTCGCTGATCTTTGCTAACGGGGCTGCAAACACCGCTGTCGGCTACCAAACACTGTACTCAAACAGCAACGGACTGAACAATACTGCTATAGGCTACCAAGCGCTGTACAGCCACCAAAACGGACAAGACAATACTGCTGTTGGGTATCAGTCAATGTACAGTGCCACAGGCGCAACGTACAACACGGCTATTGGTAGGTCAGCAATGACAGCGCTCACCACGGGCTCTGGCAACATTGCAGTGGGTGCAATGACCGGCGCGGGCGCAGTTTCTCCTGTGTTTGCCATCACCAACCAACAAAACCGCATTAGCATGGGTTCGACTGCGGTGACCAACGCCTACGTCCAAGTGGCGTGGACTGTGGTGTCCGATGCGAGAGACAAAACAGACTTTGCACCTGTTCCGCACGGTCTGGCTTTTGTAACAAACCTCAAACCCACTGCGTACCGCTTCAAAGAGACCCGCGACGCAACCGAAGGCCATGGCCCGCTGCGGTACGGATTCAAAGCACAAGACATACTTGAGCTGGAGGGCGACAACCCCGTGATCGTTGATGCTGATGACCCTGAGACGTTGCGGTTCAATGACCACAATTTGCTGGCCGTTTTGGTCAACGCTATCCAAGAGCAGCAAGTTATCATCGACCAGCTCAAGGCGGACGTCGCCGCATTAAAAGGAAACTGACATGTCAAGCACCTTCTCCAACCTCAAGTTCGAGCTGATCGGCAACGGTGAGCAGTCAGGCGTCTGGGGCACCACGACCAACGCCAACATTGGAACCGCCATTGAGCAGGCCATTGTGGGCATGGCCACTCTGGAAGCTGCAGACTTCACAGCCAACGTGGCAACCCTGACGCTGTCCAACACCAACGCTGCGCAGGATGCCCGGGCTTTGTGCTTGAACATCGACGCTGGCGCGGTGTCGGCTGCAGGCACGGTGAA